TCTGGGAGGTGGACGCGAAGGATAGCCTGGCTTGGTTCATGGAGTACGAGAGCAAGGGCGCATGGCAACCCGCGCGGCACCTCCTTCTTTTGTGTGAGAAGATGGAAGCCGTCGAGCGCGGCGAAATCAAGCGCCTGATGGTGTTCATGCCGCCGCGCCACGGCAAGTCGGAAGTGGTCTCGAAGAAGTTCCCGGCTTGGTTCTTGGGTCGCAACCCGGACAAGGAAATCATCATCGCCAGCTATTCTGCGGACCTGGCGTTTGACCATAGCCGCATTGCCCGTGAGACGCTGCGCGAGTGGGGCCATCTCTGGGGCGTAGAGCTGGCCGAGGACAGCCAGGCCGTGGGACGCTGGGGGATCAAGGGCCACCGGGGGGCTCTGGTGGCGGCCGGTGTTGGCGGTCCGGTTACGGGTCGCGGCGCGCACGTGGCCATCATCGACGACCCCATAAAGAACTGGGAGGAGGCGGCCAGCCAGGTCATCCGCGAACGGGTTTGGAACTGGTACAAAACGACCCTGCGGACCCGTGTTTACCCGGATGGGGCCATCGTCCTGGTGATGACGCGGTGGCACCATGATGACCTGGCGGGCCGCTTGCTCAAGGAGATGGAAGATGGCACGGGCGAGGAGTGGGAGGTGCTGCGCCTGCCCTGTGAAGCGGAAGACGAAGACGACCCGCTCGGGCGGAAGCCCGGCGAAACCTTGTGGCCCGAGCGCGGCTTTGATGAGGAGTGGGCCCGGAAAACCAAAAAGATTGGCGCGTTCTTCTGGAACGCGTTGTATCAGCAAAGACCGGCGCCTATCGAGGGGAGCGTCTTCAAACGCAAATGGTGGAAGTTCTACAAGCAGCGCCCGGCCCGCTTTGACGAGCTGGTCCAAAGCTGGGATTGCACGTTCAAGGACGCTGAGACTTCGGACTTCGTGGTCGGTCAGGTGTGGGGCCGCATCGGCGCGGAGTTTTATCTGCTTGACCAGGTGCGCGCCAGAATGGACTTCACCGAAACGATCGAAGCGGTCCGGAACCTCACCGCGAAGTGGCCGAAGGCTCGTGCGAAGCTGATTGAGGAGGCGGCCAACGGGCCGGCGGTCATTTCCATGCTCAAGAAGGAAATCCCGGGCCTGATCGCGGTGAAAACCAAAGGGAGCAAGGAGTCCCGAGCCATGGCCGTACAGCCGGTCGTTGAAGCGGGGAACGTCTACCTTCCGGACCCGTCGATTGCCCCGTGGGTTAGCGACTTTGTGGAAGAGTGCGCGGTGTTCCCGAACGGGCTGCACGACGACCAGGTGGACGCCATGACGCAGGCGCTTCTCCGCATGCTGGAACGCCAGGAGGCCGGTCCGCGCATCCGCAGCATCCGGTGAAAGGAGGTGAGAGCGGATGGCGTGGCGCGGCGTGTTCCCGTGGCTGAAACGAAAGGCGTCCAAGGTGACGGCGGCCATTGTGGCGGTCGTCTGGCCCAGGCAAGCGGTGTACCCGAAAACGAACTTCCATAGCCTGGCCAAGAACGGGTTTGAGGGGAACATTTACGTCTACCGGGCTGTCATGACCATTGCCCAGGCGTGCGCGGGCATCCCGTGGCGGCTGTATCAAAAGCCGCGCAGCCGAGGGGCTAAGCCCCGGGAGATCGAGGACCACCCCCTGCTGAAGCTGTGGAACCGGCCCAACCCGGAACAGGGGGGAACGAGGTTCCGCCGCGACCTGGTGGCCTACTTGATTCTGGCCGGAAACGCATACATTGAAGCGGTCCGGCCGACGACAAGGGTTGCGCCGCCGCTGGAGTTATGGCTCCTCCGCCCGGACCGGGTGAAGGTGATCGCCGACCCGAAAAACAGGATCGGCGGGTATGAGTATAGCGTGGGGTCTTACCGAGAAACGTTCGCGCCCGAAGATGTGCTCCACCTCCGCATGTTCGCCGCGACGGACGACTGGTACGGGCTTTCGCCTGTGGCGGTCGCCATGAAGGTTGTCGCCATGCAGAACTCGGGCGAGGAATGGAACACGGCACTTCTTCAGAACTTCGGCCGTTCTCCGTTCGTGCTGATTTACAAAGGCACGGACGGGAATGCGTACATGGATGACGAGCAATTCGAGCGGCTGAAAAGGGAGCTGCGCGAGGAATGGAGCGGGCCTGAGAACGCGGGCATCCCCAAACTGCTGGAGGGGAACATGGAAGTCGTCCAGCTTGGCATGAAGCCCACGGACGTGGACTGGGTCCAGGGTGACATGCAGGCCGGGCGCAAGATTGCCATCGCCCTGGGCGTTCCTCCCGAGCTGCTTGGCGACAGCAGCCAGAAAACCTACAGCAACTACAAAGAAGCGCGGCAATCGTTTTACACGGAGACCGTGCTGCCGCTCATGGACGAGCTGCGCGACGAGATCAACAACTGGCTCGTGCCAATGTATGACGATCGCTTGTACCTCGACTACGACCGCGACGAAATCGAGGCGCTGCAAGAGGACAGAAAGGCGATCGTGGAGCGGCTGAAAGAGGCGTGGTGGTTGAGCCTAAACGAGCGCAGACAAGCGATGGGTTACGATCCCGTGGAAGGCGGCGACGAGGTGCTGATTCCCGGCAATCTCACGCCGCTTTCTGTTTTGTCCGGCGCGGACATGACCGAACCATTCGGCCCATCGCCGCAAGCCCATACGGCGAACGAAAGCAAACCGGACGACGGGCAGGACGGCGCAAACGAACCGGNCGGGGACAAGGGTGACGCGTGATGACCAACCCCTACGGCTCCGACAAACCGAATCCGCTGTTTTTCCGCAGCGGCATACCGGGGGTGCCAAACTACGACCCGCCGGGAATTCCGCCGTACCTGAAGCCGCTCCGTATCAACCAGCGGGACATCCACGAGCTGCTGCGCTCGTACCTGTCGTCCCGGGAGCCGCGCGTCATGCGCTGGCTGTATTCGACGTGGAACGCCGAGCGCGAGGCCATCAAGTACCAGGAGATCCGGAACGCCATCCGCGACGGCGAAATCCCTCAGTCGTGGCTGGAGCAATGGCAGCAGGACTACGCGCGTTTCGTCACCGACGTGCTGGAGCCGCTGTGGGCGGAGGCGATGGAACGGGCGGCGCAGGTGATCATCGAGGACGCGGAAGAGATCGGATACGTCCTTCCGCCGTTCGACCGAAGTCATGAGCGCGTGGCGGAGTGGGTCCGCACGCGAGGCGCAGAGCTGACGGTTGACCTTACCGCTGAACAGCAGGCCGCGCTACGCGTTTTGATCCATCGACTGGGCATTGAGCAGCAGATGGGCGCGGACGAGCTGTCGCGTTATCTGCGGCCGGTGATCGGCCTGACGCGGCGCGAGACAGAGGCCGTCATCCGCTTTCGGGAGGCCATGCTGGATGCGGGCCTGGACAAGAGGACGGTGGAGCACCGTGCCCAAAACTACGCGGCGTATTTGCACAGGCAGCGGGCTCAGCGGATAGCCCGGACGGAGCTTGCTTACGCGTACAACTACGGCCACTTCGAGACGATCCGGCAGGCCATTGAGGTGGGGAACCTGCCCAGGGGCCGCGTGGTCAAGGTGTTCTCCACCGCCGACGACGAGCGCGTCTGCTCCCGTTGCGGGCCCCTGGACGGCATGCGCATCGACATCGAGGACACGTTCCCAGGCGGGACCAAACGCCTGCCGTGGGTGTTCGTGCCGCCTTTGCACCCGCGTTGCCGCTGTACGGTGGCCTACGAGGTTTTGGAGGCCGACGAGGTAAGACCGTGAAGGAGGTGAGGCCCATGGACCGGCAGATGGACCGGAAGGCGTTCCAGTTTGAGGTCAAGGCCGCAGACGACGAGAAGGGCGCCATCGAAGGCTACCTGGCCGTCTTCGGCAACGTGGACCTGGACGGCGACATGATCGAGCCCGGCGCGTTCAAGAACACGATTGCCGAGGCGGAGAAGCGGCGTAAGGAACGCGGAACGAAGTACCTCATGCCTCTCCTGTGGCAGCATGACGTCTATGACCCCATCGGCGGCATTGTCGAGATGCGGGAAGAGGCCAAGGGCCTCTACATCAAGGCCGAGATCGACCTAGACATCCCGCAGGGCCAGCGCGCCTATTCGGGGCTGAAGAAGGGGTACATCCGGGGGCTTTCCATTGGGTATCAAACCGAACAGTATGCCTACAAGGGCGACGTTCGCGTGCTGAAGCGGGTGCGCCTCTTCGAGGGCAGCGTCGTCACGTTCCCGGCCAACCCCGAGGCCAACGTCGAGCGCGTCAAAGCCCAGAAAGGAGGTGAGGCCGTGGAGGATGAGATGGAAGCCAAGGGCGTCGGGGGCAAAACGGACTGGCCGCTTGCCGACCGGGACCGCTCCTGGGACGCCGATGCCGCTCGTAAGCGTTTGGTCGAGTGGGCTACGGACGAGAACGGCAACTTGGACGCGGCGAAGATGCGGACGGTCCATTTCTGGTACGACGGCAACAACCCAGACAACGTCACGGCCTACAAGCTGCCGTTCTGCGACGTGATCGACGGCAAGGTGATGGCCATTCCGCGAGCGATTTTCACCGTGGCGGCTGTGCTCCAGGGCGCGCGCGGCGGGGTGGACATCCCGGAAGAGGACAAGGCCAAGATCCGGCGTAAGGTCGAGGCCTACTACGCGCGCATGCGCAAGGAGTTCAACGACGACACCATCCAGGTGCCGTGGTCAAAGGCCGCGACCTTCGCGGGAGCCTTGGCCCACAACAACCTGTGGAGCCGTTGGCAAAACCTCTTTTCCACGCTCCGCGAATACATCTTGCACGTCCTATCCAGCAGCGACAGGGACGACAAACTGACCGACATTCGCCAGGGCGTCGATCAGTTCCGCGACGCCCTTTTGCAGTGGGCCGAGGAAGCCATTAGCGCCGGCTTCCCGCTGATGCCTGATGGCGGAATCATCCCGGCGAAAGCCGTCGATCCGATGCCGCAGGAAGCCATGGAGTTGCTCAATGAGATGAAAGCGTTTTTGAAACCCGATGGTACCGAGAAATCGCACGCGCTTCCGCCAGAAGCGCGTGTTTTGCTTGAGGAAATGAAATCTTTCTTGGGAGGGATCAAACAATGAGCGTGCAAACGGCACCTGAGCAAAAGCAGTTTTACGAGGAGCTACGCAACGTCTGGCACGAGATGAAGGACGCCCTGAAGCGGCACGACGAGGAAGTCAAGCGCCTTGGCGAAGCGACGGCGGAGACCAAGCAGGAAATCGACCGATTGAACCAGCGCCTTGACCAGCTAGAGGTCATGGCCAAGCGTCCGGCGCTGGGCGGCTCCGCGAAAGCCGAGACGACCAAGTCCGAAGCCAAGTCGGCATTTATCAAGGCGCTGCGCTATGGCATTGGCGCCTTGTCGCCGGAGGAAAAGCAGTACGTGCAGATCGACAACGAAAAGAAGGCCATGATTCTCGGTGACGACACCACGGGCGGTTATTTGGCTCCGCCTGAGTATGTCAACGAGATTATCAAGGGCGTCGTGGACTTCTCGCCGATCCGGCCTCTGGCTCGTGTCCGAACCACGTCCTATCGCAGCGTGGTTGTGCCCGTCCGTACCGGGACGGTGGCTGCACGCTGGGTGTCGGAGACCCGGAAGCGCGAGGAGACGGGCTCCCCGAAGTACGGGCGCGAGGAAATCCAGACCCACGAGATGTACGCGCTCGTGCTTGTTTCGCTGCAAGACCTTGAAGATAGCGCCTTTGACCTGGAGGCTGAGATCCGCGAAGAATGCGCCGAGCAGTTCGGCGTTGCCGAGGGCGCGGCTTTCCTCCTGGGCGATGGAGTGGACATGCCGGAGGGGCTGCTGGTTAACCCGAACGTCCAGGAGGACGTGACGGGCGACCCCAACAACCTNACGGCGGAAGCCTTGATTGACATGTGCTACAACTTGAAGGCGCCGTACGCCCAGAACGCCGTGTGGGTGATGAATCGGCGCACCATCGGCAAAATCCGCATGATGAAAGGGCAAGACGGCCAGTTCATCTGGCAGCCTGGCCTGGCGCCTGGTCAACCGAACACCATTCTGGACCGGCCGTACGTGGAGGCGGCTGACATGCCGGAGGTGGCGCCGAATTCCACGCCCGTCCTCTTCGGTGACATTCGCCGCGCGTACACCATCGTTGACCGCGTGCAGATGACGTTCCAGCGGCTCAACGAGAAGTACGCGGAGTTTGGCCAAGTCGGGATCATGGTGCGCAAGCGGGTAGGCGGCCAGGTCGTGCTGCCTGAAGCCGTCCGCAAACTGCGCGTCAGCGGCTAATCCTTAACGGGCCGTCGTCACCTGGCGGCGGCCCACACCCACACATCACCACGAAAGGAGCGATGAACCGTGGCAAACCGGGATATGTACCATAACATCTCGCCGGCCATTTCCCTTGCGCCTGCGGCGCGCACGGCGAATGAAGCGGGCGCAGCCGTGGACCTTGCCGGCTTTTATGGCGCGTTGGTGGTAATCGAAACCGGGGCGATCACCGACGGGACCCACACGTTTGAGCTCCAGGAGTCGGCCGACGGCTCCAACTGGGCCCCGGTTGCCGATACCGACCTTCTCGGTACGGAGCCGGTGGTCAAGGCCGGAGACGAGAACAAGGTTTTCAGCGTCGGCTACCTGGGCGACAAGCGCTACATCCGCGTTGCCGTGAACGTATCTGACGCGTCCAATGGAGGAGTCTACTCGGCGGTTGTGCTGCGCGGCTTTCCGCGTCACGCGCCTGTCGCCTGATGTGGGGTGATACCTGATGCCGGTCGAAATCTATGACCTGCCGAGCCGTGCGCAACAGCATCGCCGGCGCCTGGCCCTTGAGCAGGCGCAGGACGATGGCACGCGCTACCGCATGCTGAAGACGACGACCGGCTCACCCAACGGCCTTAACGTGTACCTATACGAGGAGGGGCGGGAGTATGATCGGCACTCCCGCCCTCCGCTTTATGGCCGTCTCGCGGAATTGTTTGTCCGGCAAGGGTGGGCCGAGGTCGTGACGGACGATGAGGTGCAGGACGCTACGGAAGACACGGCGGAACCCGAAGCCGAGCCGGAGATTGAGCAGAAGGCGGCGGAAGCGCCGGAGAACAAGGCCGTGGAGCCGACGGAGAACAAGCGCGGCGGCCGCAAGCGGAAGGGCTAAAGGGGGAGTGATGACATGGTTTGCGCGGAATTGCGCGGTTTTGTTGCATAAACGCGCGGAATTGCTAAATCGGTGAGAAAATGCCCATCCGGGTAATCACTCCTCCCGCGAAAGAGCCGCTCACGCTTGCGGAAGCCAAAGCTCATCTGCGCGTGGACCACACGGACGAAGATGGGCTTATTTCCATGCTCATCGCCTCCGCGCGGAAAACGGCGGAGCGGTGGCTACGGCGCGCGCTCATCACGCAGACGCTGAGGGCCACCATCGAGATCCCGCAGCCTGTCTCCACGCCGCTTACAGGCCCGCTTGGTCGCGTCAAAACGGCTCTCAAAATCCCGCGCCCGCCGCTCCAGGCGGTGACCATGGTGGAGATCGAGACGGCACCCGGGGTCTGGGAGCCGGTTGCCCCGGACGATTACGTCGTGGACGAAGACGCCGAACCGGCCGTCATCCGCCCCATGTTCGGCACATGGGGCACCGGTCGCGTGCGGGTGACCTATGTGGCCGGATACGGGGACAACGAAACCGACGTCCCTGAACCCATCCGCCAGGGCATGCTGCTCCTCATCGGCGACTGGTACCAGTACCGGGAGGAGACGATGGCCGAGGGCCAGCAGCGCCTGGCGACAGGCGTGTCTGCGCTTTGGACGCCGTACCGGGTTTTCGAGGTGTGAGGCCATGGCCAATTGGACGCACTACGCGGGAAACCTCAGGCATCGCGTGACCATCGAGCAGCGCACGCGCATTCCGGACGGGCGCGGCGGGTTTACGGGGGAAGCGTCCTGGGTGCCGGTCGCCACCGTCTGGGCGGCGGTCAAGCCAAAACGGGTGGTGGCGGAGCGCATAGAGGCCCAGCAGCCGAAGAGCTTCGTCGTGTACGAGGTGGTCATCCGCTACCGTCCAGACATCACGGCAGGTATGCGCCTGGTCTGGGAAGGGCGGACGTTGTACCTGACCGGTCCGCCGTATGACCCGGACGGGCGGAAGCGGTACCTGGCGTTTGAATGCGAGGAGCGGAAGGAGTGAGGCCCGTGGCGATCAACCTGGAGCGCCATATCGACGAGCTGTTCCTGAGGGTTTCGGCGGAGCTCCGCCAACGGGCGACGGAGGGATCGATGGAACTGCGCAACGCCGCCCTGAAGGTGCTGCGCGGGCGCCGCTCCGGCCGCGTCTATCGCATACCGGGGACGAAGCGGACCTACCGGGCGTCGGCTCCCGGTGAGCCGCCGGCTGTGCGAACCGGGCTGTTTCGCCTTTCGTGGCACGAGGCACCGCGTGAAGGAAAGCCGGCTATCGAGACGTTTAAGGCCGACTTGGCTGAGTGGCTAGAGAGAGGGACACGCAAAATGGAGCCGCGTCCATACGTTGACCCGATCCGTGCCAAGGCGTGGCCGCGCATCCAACGCATCTACCGGAGGCGGTATCTCGAATGAGCACGCTCGAAGAACTGCTATACCAGCGCCTGACGGGTGACGCGGCGCTTGCGTCCATGCTTGCGACNTATGGCGACGTACCGGCCGTGTTCGANTTGTATGCGCCGCCTGACACCGACACCGGATGGTCGGGGGCGCAGTCTCCGCGCATCGAATACTACGTCACCCGGCAGGAGGACCCAGAAC